TCGCCAACCTGAATCACAATAAGACGATCCTGATAATGATCAATCAGCTCCGTGAGAAGATTGGTGTAATGTTTGGTTCACCAGAAACGACGACGGGTGGGAAGGCCCTAAAGTTCTACGCATCTGTGCGTATGGACATTCGCCGCATTGAGACGCTAAAGTCAGATGGAGAGGCATCTGGAAACAGGACCAGAGTCAAGGTTGTGAAGAATAAGGTTGCACCACCATTCCGTCAAGCGGAGTTTGAGATAACTTACGGTGAGGGAATCAGCAGGACTGGTGATATCGTTGACATGGCATCAGAGCTTGGGATCATAGAGAAGAAGGGCGCTTGGTTTGCCTACAATGGTTCAAATATTGCTCAAGGCAGAGTCAATGCAAAACAGTATCTTGATGAGAATGTTGCAATTCGGGAAGAAATCGCTAAGATGGTGTACGACAACTTACTTGACAAGTAAAGGAGGAGTAGTGCCAAAAAGAAAAACAGCGGAAGTAAAGTTTCCAGAGAATTGGGACATCAGCACTGAGTTCAGAGTTGACTCAGAAACCGTCCTTCAGGTTGGCGATGAGTGTCAGATTAAAGGAGACCGTGGAAGTTACAGATTCATAAAGTACGTCATCGATACTGAAATCAGCAATCACTCCGGATGGGTGACTGTGTTTGGTGGCGCAGCGAACTACGGATCCTACAGATCAGTGAGACCCGATCAAATCAAAGTCAAGAAGAAGAAGGGTAAGAGAACGAGAAAGGCTCAGTCCGATTTGGACTGAGCCTTTCTCTCGTAACGCTTATTCGTCCACTTAAGGTGGAGACAAAAAGGAGCTAAACAACCCCACCAACGAATATAGTTACTATGTATAGATTACTCGCCCTTGCTTATGTAAAGCAAGTGGTGTTTATCAGACGAGTGATGCTGTCTTGGGGTCACCAACGCGAGTAGCAGCCCAGCTCTTGACTACAGAAAGCAGAGCGGCGACGCCAGCAGTAGCGGCTGTCTTTGCGGTGCTCATGTCTGCAACCACGAATACTGAGAGGAACGCCTGAGCGAAAGTCGCAACTGCACGCTCAAGCATCTGCTTATTCAGGGTAACTTCATTCATACAATACTCTCCTTGATAGGGTTGTAAGTTGTTGTGGAAGAATTTCTTCCGTTCTATATTCTACTAGAGTTTAAGTAGAGACCGTCAGAACTAATTTTTTAGTCTGAAGTTTTTGATGCCTTATTTGAAAGAGCAAAAGCAGCGTCCAACTCCTCTGCGGTGATCTTTCCATCATCCGCGAAGGCGGCAGCAAGCTTCTGAAGTACTTGTGCTGTAGCACTAATACCACTCAATAGAGCAGCCTTCCATACTGGAATTCCGCCCACGATTGAAGCACCACCAACAATAGCCATTGCCTGCATTGCAAATACAGCAAAGACTCTCATGGATGTGTTGATTACAAGTTTCTTATTTGCTGAAGTCATTATTCACCTCCCTTGGATGATAAGATCACTGCTAGGTGAACAGCAAGTGCAGCTATGGACATCCATAGACCCCACTTCAGTGTTTCACCGCTAAGTGTTATAAGAACCAAGCCAGTTCCAGCTAACGTCCAACTAAGATCTCCCATTTCGGACCAAAGCTGTTTTATCTTGCTTCCGATTTTTGGAATATGCTTCGCGGGAGTAAACTCCCACTTATCTGACATTTCTTCTCCTTTCATTTAAGTTCGACATGATAAATTATGACCTACTCCTAGGGGAGGGCAATACGAATGCCGCAGTTGTGGCGACAACAAGAACACGACGAGTCTTGACCGGTACATTTGAATCTGCGGGAATATACTCGTCAAATCCACCTTCAAAAATATTAATTTCTTCTTCAAAGGTTTCTTTGACTTCATTGTCCTGATCGGACAATGCGATAGATATAGCTTCTTTAGCTTCATCCGGAATTTGCTCAAAGCTTTCATTAGATATCAAATCCTTAACGTCATCTACTGTAACTTCCTCAGACGCCACGACCGTAAACACACTTCCAGCCAGTTCGTCATCAGCTATGTATTGAATTACCTCAGAAGCCTTTGCCTTCTTTTCAACAGTGGTGTTAGCTATTTCTGGTGCCCGAGTCGCATTTTCGGGAATTGGATTAACAGAAATCACAGGCTTTGGACTTTCAAGTACCCTTAACTCAGCCGTAGTAGTTGGCTGGAGGGGGGAACTTGTAGTCGTGGGCAATGTCGTCAAAGAAACGGTCGGCGCGATTGAGGTAGTCGTCCCACTCGGTACGGATGTTGTCGAAGTGCTTTCCGGAATCGAAGAAGAGGTGCTCGCGGTCGGTAAAGTTGTCGTGACAACCGTCGTTGTCGGTGGAGTCGTCGTTGTGGGCGCGAGCGTAGTCGTCGTCGTTGTGGGCGGGAGGGTCGTGGTCGTCGTAGTTGTCGTAGTAGAGGTCGTCGTTGAGGAAGTTGAGGTTGGGGCGGTCGTAGTGACCGGCGGGGTGATAACTGCGGGCGGAGGCGAGCCTGTGGTGGATCCCACAGGAGGGGCAAGCGGCTGAGAGGGTAACGTACTCGTCGTTGTCGTCGTCGTAGACGGTGAAACAGTTGTTGTAGTCGTCTGCGGTGCAGTGGTTGAGGTCGTTGTGCTCGTAGCCCATGAAGCCTCCTCGTTAAAAACGCTTACCTCAATTGTATTACTTATAGTACAATCATTTTCGGAACCGCACGCCAATACGCGCACGTACCACGTGCCGTCAGCGATTGCGGAATAAGGAATAGTTATTGAATTGCTGCTCGTGGTATTTGTCTCAAACGATTCCTCTGATTGTGGCTGGCTGTACGCAACGCGGAAATAACTTGGGTCAACGAAACCGTCCGACGAGGGCGTCCACGACACCTCAACCCCAGAACCAAAAACTTGACTGACAGTCGTGTCATCCACGACATCAGGCATATTCATGATTGTCACAGATGACACAGGAGTCCACGACGAATACTTCGCATTTGTGTCATTGTCGGACCGGATCATCACGTTGAACAGTCCATGGGCCTCGTTGAACAGGCCCTCCAGATATGAGGCGTTGAACGTGTATTGGGTGTTTAGGGCGTTCTCGTCGCCCACGTTGCCGGTTGCCACTCCGTACGGCCCAGCGTTCCCATCGTCGTTCAGACCGAAACCGATGGCGTAACGCTCGGGGTCAATGTTGCCGTCTGTTGGCGCATCCCAGTCGGCGGTAACGGTTCCGTTGGAGTAGTCGACGGTCAGGGTGAGGTTTGTTGGTGCCCCGATGGTTTGCGGAACAGTCGTTGTTGTTGTCGTGGTTGTCGTCGTGGTTGTCGTCGTGGTAGTTGTCGTCGTGGTTGTTGTAGCTGGTCCGCCGTCCAACTCAACATCTGTGATGACTAGTTCATAGTCAGGCCCGTCGTATCCCAACCCTCGTTGATTGCAGCAATACCCAGCACGAATCAGATAATCCCCGGCGTTCAGGTTCACGACAATTTTTGAAGAAACACACTGATCATTGAAGTTGTGGTTCCCGTCATCGTCTTGGGTGATCAGCGTGCCAGCCGTTTCAGGCCCATCGTCGTACAACCACAGGTACGGGTCGGCTCCAGCCTCACTGCAGGCTCGGTTGGAATTGCCGTAGATGTACACGGTTTTGGCTTCGTTCAGAGTGAATGTCCATTCGGACTCAACTGTCACGTTGTAAGAGGCTGCGGAAACAGAACCAGAACTAAATAAAGCTAGAATTGCTACGGGTGCAAAAATCCCCAAGCCTTTGCGGCGTAATTTTCCGATAAACGGCATGACTGCTCCTTCAATGTCTCTTATATTCTACTTCACTTATTAGACATCGGATAGAGCCGCTGTTGAATCCACTTGATAACCAAGACAGTCTATGTATAATAAGAGCTATGCCTATATATAGTTACAAATGCCCAGAGTGCGGAAACTTCGACTACAAGCAAAGCATGTCGGATGACGCGCTGAAAGAGTGCCCCAAGTGCAATGCTTCAGTAAAGAAAGTTTTCAACGCACCGGCCATCAGTGGATTCAGAACAGCTCCCGCAGGGCAGAATCCAAATAGACTTGATGCTGGAAGGTCACCCTTGTGGAACTCCGCACAAATGGACTGACCAAGGTATACGATATCTCTATAACCACAAAGAGAGGAGCGTTATGGGTTACTTGAAGTTCATCTACGGAACCATGTCTTCAGGAAAAACCACGCTGCTTCTTCAGAACCACTATAACACCAGCGCAGCCTTTCCGGGACAGTCAGTACTCCTCAATAAATACGACAGGTCCGGGGATAACGTCTGCAGCAGCAGGATAGGCCACATGGACGTATCCATCTCTGTTAATAACGGAGATTCTCTTGTGGAAGTAATATCCAAGTACGAGGAAGAAACCAACAATCCAGTTAGGTTCGTATTTGTAGACGAGGCTCAGTTCTTCCTACCAAAGCAGATTGAGGACTTGGCCTTCATGGCTGATGTCCACGACGTTCAAGTAACCGCTTTCGGTCTGCTTACTTCCTACAAGGGAAAGATGTTTGAGGCATCAAAGAGGCTTCTTGAGCTAGCCGATAGAAGTATGCAGATAGATAATCAGATCAGATGCTGGTGCGGGAACAGAGCAACGCATAACGCACTCTACATTGGGGGCGACATACAGACATCTGGAGAAGACAACGTGATAGATAATAATTCAGTTGTCGAATACAATGTGCTTTGCCGAAAGCACTTCTTGGAGCTTACCGGCAGCTACAGAAATTCTGGATCATCCAGCAAGGTTCATTCGGACCAGAAGACCCTCGTCATCTGAGCCAACAACCTTGAGGTCAAGGCCTTCAAATATAACCGAGACCACGCTCATCATGTCTTCTCTGGCCTCCTCCATTTCCGCCGGAGGAACGTCGGCCATGTCGACCAGTGTGTCTACGAGAAAGTCATAAATTGCCATTTGTTGCTCGTTATAGGTTGTCATCTGTACTCCATCCTGCTATAGTCATCACTGTCATATTGTAGGTCTGGTAAAGATCGAAAGTCAATACATTCCCTCTTGACAAGCATGGGGGACGGACCTACGATATGGATATCTGCAAATAGACGAGAGATAGGAGATAACTATGAGCAATGCAGACGTAACAGTAACTGGAAACCTGACGGCAGACCCTGAGTTGAAGGTCACCGGCAACGGCAGAGCACGACTTTCATTTTCAGTCGCGTCCCAGCGCCGGTATCAGGTCAACGGTGAGTGGACTGGAGAAACCTCGTTCTTCAACGCTGTAGCATGGGGCCGTACCGCAGAGGATGCTGGAAATGTCCTTGAGAAGGGTATGCCTGTAATCGTCAAGGGACGACTTGAGCAGCGCACTTGGGAGGACAAGGAGACGGGCAACAAGCGCTCAACTGTAGAGATTGTTGCCGACACAATCGCCGTCAATACCTATGCCATTGAGAGCATGGTGCGCAAGCGCCGCGATGGCGGAGATGATGGCGGCTCCGGTGGTGGCGGTCAGCGCTCCTCCGGTCGGGCGGTTCCAAGCAGCGACCCGTTCGAAGATTTCTGAAAATCTAGGAGAAAGGAGTACGTGAAAGCCCCCACCTAACGGTGGGGGTTTACACATTTCTAGGTATGGACAAACAAGAATGTTTAAGCATAACTGAGCTTCTTAGCGTTAGCTGGGACAAGCCACTAGATCAGTCTTCACTGACCATCAGGGCAAAGGGTTACTGGGAGTACATCAGCGACCTTCCGTACGATGATGTCAAAAAGACCGTACGGCGGTTGGCAATGTCTGGCAAGCGATGGGCTCCCCGACCGGGAGAGCTTAGATTGGAGACGATGGCAGAGATGCGAGACGAGCAACTGCCACCGGAGCCAGAAGAAGCATGGACCTTACTGCTGGCCATAAGTCAGAAGATTTATAGCGGAACCTACGACTATGAAAAGCCGCATCCAGTCCTATCAGCAACCATCAAGCGCCTAGGTGACGGCGCAACAAATTTGACGACGAACTCTGATCGTGATATGTTTACTTCTCTATACGAGAAAGTACGACAAGACTACATTTTAAACAACTACGGAGATATTAATGAACAGCCCAATTGATCTTGTTTTGGACAAGCTTGATTACACGAAAAACGGAAAGAATCAGTGGAGCGCAAAGTGTCCATGCAGAAACGACGATGACAACCCGTCACTTCGCGTATCTGTCGGTGACAGTGACCAAGTTCTATTAAAGTGCCTTCGTGGTGGTGGATGCTCAACTCAGGAGGTATGCTCTGCGATTGGGATTGAGATGAAGGACCTCTTCCCAAAGGACGATAGCAAGAAGGGCAAATTGGAACTCAAAGACACATACAAGTACTACGACTCAGAAGGCAACCTCATCATGGAGGTTCTTAGGTTCGTTGACGGTAACGGCAAGAAGACCTTCAGGCAGAGGCGACCCGACGAGAACGGCGGTTGGAACTGGTCCACGTCAGGAGTCAAGAAGCCACTCTATCGTCTACCTCAAGTACTCGCTGCAAAGTCAGAGGGCAGGCCAATCTACGTAGTTGAGGGCGAGAAAGATGTTCACACGCTGGAGAAGCTTGGAAAGACTGCTACCACAAATCCCGGCGGAGCCGGTGGTGAGGGGCAGAACAAGTGGATGCCCCACCATACAGAAGCGCTTTCTGGTGCCAATATTATCATCATCACAGACAACGACGAGCCCGGATACATTCACGCTCGGGCTGTCTACAATGAGCTAACTAACGCCGGGTGCAATGTTAAGGTCTTCAAGCCGGGAAAGCACAAGGACGTTAGTGACCTTATTGGCGCTGGTGAAGACCTAGCTTCTGGCTTGGTGCCATTTGACGAAGAAGTAGCTGTTGAGGAGACCGCTCAAGACAGAGTTATCAGTGGTCTGAAGTCTCTCATTGACGATCTTACGGATCTTTCCGGAAAGAGCAAGCTCAATGAATCATCACTTCTCAGTTCAATTAGCAACAAGTACGATAACTTCCTCGTTCACGTTACCAACGAGGCTCGTGATACAGGGACGCTAGTTGAGTGGAACAGCTTCCTAGACATGGATGTTGATCTTTCCTACGACTGGGTTATTCCAAATGTTCTTGAGCGTCAGGAGCGCGTAATTGTGGTTGCCGCCGAGGGTGCGGGCAAGACGACACTTGCCCGTCAGGTTGCTCTGCTCTCTGCGGCTGGAATTCACCCGTTTAGGCGTGATGCAATGAAGCCAATCAGGACAATGATGATTGACCTTGAGAACCCCGAGAGAATTATTCGGAGAACGTCTAAGCGCATCTATGACAAGATCAAGTGGTTCGACCAGCACAAAGAAATGGACGCTCATCTATTGATGAAGCCAGACGGCGTGAACCTATTGAACGCTCCAGACCGAGCGATGATTGAAGAGCACGTAGATGCTGTTCGCCCTGACATTCTATTCTTCGGTCCTCTCTACAAGTCGTTCATCGATCCGGGTGGCAGGACCGCAGAGTCGGTATCAATTGAGATCGCCAGATTTCTAGATTACATTAGGCACACTTATGACTGCGCTTTGTGGATTGAACACCATGCGCCGTTGGGTTCTGGTGGCCAGAGAGATCTTCGCCCATTCGGCTCTGCCGTGTGGTCTAGGTGGTCTGAATTTGGTATTGCCCTTTCACCAGATCCCACTGACCCTGAGCTTATTTCCTTCAAGCACTATCGTGGTCAGCGAGAGGCACGTGAGTGGCCAGAGTTGTGCAGGCGTGGAGCTACTTGGCCATTTGAGGTGGTTGAGTTTGCACAATACAGCAATCCAATGCAGACAGGTGGTCGCAGCGATGCGGAACTAAACACTGCTTTAGAAAATGAAGAATTTGACGATACGGTCACGCCGTGGTAAGGTTAGAGACATGCAATTCAGAGTACTAAACAATGGATTTATCCGACTTGATGGAGTTGAGGCCAGCGACCTAAGTGTCGTCAACTCCGCTAGGGTGAGCTTCGGTAAGCGCAAGGACAAGATGGAAGAGGCTGACGAAGGCCTCATCAACTTCTTGCTATCAAACAAGCACGGCACGCCATTTGAGCACAACTTCTTCAGGTTTCACGTAAAGGCGCCGATCTTCGTGGCACGAGAGTGGTTCAGGCACAGGATTGGCTGGAGCTACAACGAATACTCTGGTCGCTATTCAGAGATGACGCTTGGGGCATACACTCCGGACATTGAGGACTTCAGAACACAGGTAGGTAAGCCCGGAAGTTACTCGTTTGAGGAGCTAGATACCGATACTGCAATGTATGCGTCAAAGATCATGATGCAGACTTATGAAATCTGCGAGAAGTCATATGCAAGCCTACTTGAGAACGGTGTTGCTAAAGAAGTCGCAAGAAGCGTTCTACCAGTTGCAACGTGGACTGAGTTTTACGCAAGCACAAACGCTAGGGCCTTGATGAACTTCATCAACCTTAGGGCTGACGAAACCGCTCAGTACGAAATCAGACAGTATGCGGAGAAGCTCTTGTTCTTTTTGGAGGAGCACATGCCCTACACATATAAAGCGTTTATTAAGAACAACAGGGTTGCGCCCTGACACTTTCTTTGATAGAGTGTTCTGTCGGAAAGGAATGACAATGAAGATTTTTTATCACAAGAATTACAATGCAGCAAAGCACGAAAGCGATACGACTAGAAAGTCGGAGCACATCGCCAAGTACCTAGGATTTGAAAACATGACATCACCAGATTATCTCCTTGGTGTTACCTCTTGTACAATCTTAGATATCCATGACTCAACGTATGTAGACAGCGTTTACCGTGGCACGAACATGGACCTTGCTGAAAGTCAGGGTTTCGACTGGGACGCTGGTCTTGGCGTTAGCGCAAAGTGGTCGACTGCCGGAATGCTGGCTGCGTGCGACTACGCTCTAATCAACAAGACTATTGCTGGAACGCTATCTACCGGCCTACATCATGCCAAGTACTACCACGGAGAGGGGTACTGTACATTTAACGGCTTGGTAGCTGCGGCTCACAACTACTACAAGACTAGGGATATTTGCATCCTAGACTTCGACGCACATTGCGGCGGAGGTACTGTGAGTATGCTCAATCTGCTAGGAATGGCAGATAAGGTTTCCCAGTACGACATCTGCACTTCTGACTACGATGAATACATCCCTGATGAGAATCATCAGATTATCAGCGTATCAAACGACAGGCAGTATATGGAGGCGGTTCACACCGTGCTGAATGAGAAGGTAGACTGGAATAACGTCGGTCTTATTTTGTACAATGCGGGAACTGATCCTTACCCAACTGTCCGTCACGAGACTCTATACAAGAGAGACAGAATGGTGTTCAATGAATGCATCCGCAACAATGTTCCATGCGCATTCACCATTGCTGGCGGCTACACTTGGTCGCAGTCGATGGATTCTCTAGTCCAGAGTCATGTCAACACCGTTAGAGCGGCAGAGACAGCCGTAAACCGACAGAAGGTTTCGTGATGACAGATAACGAGTACACATCATTTGTGCTTGCGGCAACGGAGGCAAACGAAGATGCTATGTTTGCCGACAACTTCAACGATGCCATCATTGGTCTCTGCCACAGAGCCGGAGGCAACACAGTTATCGCTTATGACATTGATAAGGTCATCGAAATCCTCGTGGTAGAGCATGACATGTCAATCGAAGAAGCAGTTGAGTACGCAGAGTTCAACGTATTCTCAGCTTATGTTGGAGAGAACACTCCGGTATTTATTGAGAAGATGGAAAACATCATAGAAAGATTCTGATGAAGAAGATATTTCTAGATGGTACAGATATCATTCTAGACACCCCATATAATCCAGACGAAGTGAGAGCGCTTAAAAATGGCATCAAAAATGCCAGATGGGATCGCCTCTCGCGAGTGTGGAGAATACCGGTGTCGGAGATTCAGAGTGCGCTAGAGTTCGCTAACTCATGGGAGATCCATGTTGATAGCGACCTAGCGTCTCTGGAACTTCCCAAGCATCCGATTGGTGATGTATCAATCAAGCAGAAGAATGACAAGATCATCATTTCGCTTCCCTACGACGAGGTGAAGATCGATTACATCAAGACCATCAGTGGTATCCAATGGGATACCACCTCAAAAAACTGGGTAGCCCCATTCTCAAGCGTCAAGGAAGTCATCCGCTGGGCGGAGAAGTTTGACATTCCGGTCCCAGACCACATCAACGATCAGGTTCAGATCGAACAGCAACACGAAGATTATTCAATC